ATGTCAGAAGAGAAAAAGATTCACCAGAAGATTGGCAACTTCAAGGAGCTATACAATAAGAAGTATGGCGACATTGCCAATCTAAAGATTAACCACAGGTACACTCCTGAGCAGGTATTCGACATGGCCGTAAGGTATTTCAGCTGGGCTGAAGAGCAAGCGATTAAGGCCATTGAAACGGCGAGCTTTCAGGGTGTTGTAACGGAAAACCTTGTTCATAAGCCACGAATATTTACGATAACTGGATTCCAACTTTTCTGCGGCGTTGGTCATAATGCCATCAGTAAATGGCGCTCTTCGCCTGGATTTGATGAGGTGATGGAGTTTGTGGATTCGGTAATCTTTGAGCAGAAGTATCAGCTTGGCGTTAACAACATCGTCAACCCTGGACTGATTGGCAAGGACTTAGGCATCGATAAGCCGCAAGAGGTTAACATCAACAATGCTTCCAATGCAGTAGTGAACGATGAGGAAGCTATGAAGGCTGCGCTTGAATCAATAGTTGATAAACTTTGATATGTTGATATAATTACCCCATTCAATAAACGAGTGGGGTTTTTTATGTTAGATAGAGCGAAGCCTATGCCGCCTCTGGATTTTCTTAGAGGAATTCTGAGTTACAATCCTGAAACGGGAAAGCTAACGTGGACATCAAAAGTAAGTAGCAAAACCATAATCGGATCCGAGGCTGGGACTTTGCACAAAGCTAGCGGTCGATATCAAGTACAGATACAAGGGAAGATATACAAGAGCTCAAGGATTGCATTTTATTTGTATTATGGCTTTGAGCCAGTTGGCGCGGTTGACCACATAAATCGTGACCCATCAGACGATAGGATTTCTAATCTTAGGGATGCATCGCTTAGCCAAAACGGAATGAATAAGTCTATGATGAGCAATAATACATCTGGCTACAAAGGTGTTAGCTACTCAAAGAGAAGGAATGAGTATATTGCATATGTGAAAATAAATGGAAAAATGATGTTTGGAGGTTGGTTTAAGAAAAAAGAAGAAGCAGCAAAGGTGGCGGCATCAATGAGAGAGAGTATACATGGGGAGTTCTGCAATCATGAGTGAAATAATTGTATGGGAAGACTTAACATACCCAGAAAAGCTAGCTATAAAGGCACTATCAACTCATAGCTTCGAGGGTTTCTTAAGGGTGTGGTTTCAAATAAGTCAATCTGAGCGTTATATTCCTAACTGGCACCATAAGTACCTCTGTAGAATCATCGATGAGGTTATTAGCGGTCAACGCAGAGATACAATCATTAACGTAGCTCCCGGGGCCGGAAAAACCGAGATTACATCCATTCACTTCCCAGTATACTCAATGCTTAAACTAAAGAAGGTTCGCAATCTTAGCCTGTCATTCTCAGATAGCCTCGTGAAGCGTAACTCTAAACGGGTTCGTGACCTTATCAAATCGACAGAATTCCAGGAGTTGTGGCCCTGCAAGTTTGGCACATGTAAGGATGATGAGATTCAGGTTCTTGATGATTCTGGTAAGGTTAAGTTTGAATCAATATCAAAAGCAATTGGCGGTCAGATTACAGGCGCTCGCGGTGGATATATTACAGATAACTATAGCGGCTGTTTGATGCTTGATGATGTAGACAAAGCGGATGATATGTTCAGCAAAGTCAGGCGAGAGGCCGTGCACACTCTTCTCAAAAACACCATTCGCTCACGTAGGGCGAGTAGCGTTAAAGGTAAAGCTACGCCAATTCTGTCAATTCAGCAAAGGCTTCATACTCAGGATTCAACGTGGTTCATGACTTCTGGTGGTATGGGTATCGACTTTGATGTAGTGAAGATACCGGCGCTGGTCACTGAAGAATATGTGAATGAACTCCCTGACTGGATTCGTGAGCAGTTCGAGAAGGACGTGCTTTCATCCGAGTACGTCGAGCGAGATGGTGTTAAGTATTACAGCTACTTCCCGCAGAAGGAATCTGTGCATGACTTGATGGCAATGTGGGACTCAGATCCGTACACATTCCTAAGCCAGTACCAACAATCTCCAGTAGCTCTGGGTGGAAACCTGATCAACGTAGATTGGTTTGCTCGCCTCGATGAGAATAACAGGCCGCCAGTCAAGTATGACTACCGTTTCATTACGGCTGATACTGCCATGACCACTAAGAGTTATAGCGACTACTCAGTATTCCAGCTATGGGGGCGCAAAGATAACAGGCTTTATCTTCTGGATATGGTAAGGGGTAAATGGGAAGCACCTGAACTTGAGCAAACTCTTCTGGACTTTGAGAGTAAGCATAGAGCAGCTAGTAAGACAGATGGTATATTGCGCAAGGTTATTATCGAGAAGAAAGCGTCTGGAATAGGACTTATCCAGTCGGCGGGTCGGGTAATGCGAACTCCTATCGAGCCTTTCGTTCCAGATACAGATAAGTTAACCAGGGTGATGAGCGCACTGCCACAGATTAAAGCTGGTAACGTAGTTCTGCCTGACTCTGCGCCATGGCTTACCTCGCTATTAACCGAGTTCTCGGCGTTCACTGCTGACGATTCTCATCCCCATGATGACATTGTGGATACGACAACAATGGCCATCAACTGTGAATTGAACTTGAGTGACGATCCGAGAGCCCGCTTAATGAGGCTAGCTGGCGTTAAGTAATCATGATAAACTGCCCCTTACTCAGGGGCTTTTTTATTGGAGAAATTACATGGTAAAAGCAGACAGCTACGCAAACATCTTTCTTAGCGGGAGTGATGGTAGTGAGGTTTACGGAAAGTTTGGCAGCCTTGGCCTAACAGCGCCAGCGCAGCTTGAGCAACTTTATGTCAGCAGCGCTCTGGTTCGTCGAATTATTGATATCGTTCCAGAGGTCGCACTTGGCGCAGGCTTTAGTATTGAAGGTATCGACGACGAAGGTGCTTTCTGGTCGCGATGGGATGATTTAGGCCTTTCAGATAACGTAATCGACGCACTAGCCTGGGCGAGACTATACGGTGGCGCTGCTGTAGTGGCAATTGTGAAGGATGGAAGGGCGCTAACCAGCCCGGTTCGTGAAGGTGCGGAACTTGAAACAGTTCGCGTATACGACCGTCAGCAAATTAAGGTCCAGACTCGCGAGGAGAATCCACGTAACGCGCGTTTTGGTAAGCCATTAACTTACCGCATCACGCCAAACGGGTCGGCAACGTTCTACGATGTGCACTATACACGCTGTCACATCATTGATGGCGAGCGAGTACCTAACAACCTACGTCGTAATAACGATGGCTGGGGCGCAAGCGTACTAACTGGTGACTTAATTGACGCGATTGACGACTATCAGAACTGTGAGCGACTGGCTACTCAGTTACTTCGTCGTAAACAGCAGGCGGTGTGGAAAGCAAAAGGCCTTGCTGACTTATGTGATGATTCAGATGGATTTGGAGCAGCTCGTTTACGTCTGGCTCAGGTGGATAATAACAGTGGCGTTGGTCAGGCTATCGGGATTGACGCGGATAGTGAAGAGTACAACGTTCTCAACTCAGATATTGGCGGTATTGATACATTTCTGAGTCAGAAGTTCGATCGAATCGTTGCTCTGAGCGGTATTCATGAGATTATCCTTAAGGGTAAGAATGTTGGTGGTGTGTCAGCAAGCCAGAACACTGCTCTAGAGACTTTCTACGGTTATGTTGACCGTAAGCGCAAGGCTGAATTATTGCCTCTGCTTGAGTTCCTGCTGCCGTTCATCGTAACCGAGCAAGAGTGGTCAGTAGAATTTAACCCTCTATCGCAGGTTAGTGACAAGGATAAATCTGAGATTCTTGAGAAGAACGTCAATTCAGTTGCCGCATTGATTGCAGCTGGAATCATTGACGCAGACGAAGCAAGAGATACGTTGCGCGCAATTTCAACTGAGGTTAAGATTGGCGAAGGCTCAATTCAAACGGAGGTTGTAATTAATGAATCAGAAGACCCGCTGGATGTATCCGCAAATAATTGAGAGCCAGATTAACCGCAGCCTTTTGGTTGCGGTATCTGAACTTATTGAGCAAATGAAGTTATCTGCAAAGAGGCTAAAAATTGACACAGCGCAGGAGATTGAAGAGGAAGATTCAGACCTTTCAGATGTAATCTCAGCGCTGCTATCTGGTTTTGTTTCCACTCTGCCTGCGCTGGCACTAGCAATATATCGTTATAACTCGGCGCAATTCCTTAAGGTGGCCAACAACTCCGGAGGTAAGAATAATCCTGTAGTTCTTGCGCTAGGATTGTATGGTATTAACGCGGATGAACCATGGTGGCTCGACACCAGGAACTCCTGGATTGTTGGCACGCAGTTAAGTGCATCAAAGCTGCTAAACAACATCAAGGATGATTTCATAAACAACGCCATTACTGCGCAGGCTGGTAACACTGTTGACCTTGATGATAGATACCGAATCTACAGAAAGAGAACAGCAAATATCGCTGCTGGAATTACAGGGTCTCTAAACTCAAACCTTATGCGGAGAAGGCTTGAAGATGCCGGTGTATCTCAGTATGTTTGGCGTGGTAGACTTGACGACAAAGAGCGACCATCTCACGTTCTGCGTGAGGGGGTTAGCTTTAAATCAGATGGTTCGGACGCTGGAAAACTTGACGGCCTTGCGATATTCCCCGGTCAGCAATACGGGTGTCGTTGCTGGGCTGTTCCTAAATGGGAGAATTTAATTAATGAAGAGTAAAATGCGTTATGATAGCGCCAAGGTAAAAGCCCGTTTCGATGAGAACGGTTTTCTCGTGGACACACCAGTGGTTGCTCGCGTAGGTGTACAAACCTACTATATGCCAGATGGTTCAGAGCGCCGAGAGTTCCGTCCGGCTTCAGAGGTTTTTAAAGCCGATTCGCTGCAAAGTTACCAGGGTAAGCCGCTTACTCTTGGTCACGTGGTTGTAAACTCTGAAAATGCTAAAGAGGTGGTTGTTGGTTCTGTATCTGGGTCAGCAATGCGTCAGGACTCGGCAGTGATTGTTCCTCTTACCGTTTACGACAAGGAAGCAATTGAGAAGGCCAAGTCTGGCGTTGCTGGTGAGCTCTCTGTTGGCTACAACACTGTTGACATTGAGTCTCCTGGCTGGGGTAGTAATGAAACGGGTGAGTACAAGCTTGATGGAGAGTACGCAAGCCAGGATGAGATTCCTGCTGATTGGGTACGCTTTGATGCGCTACAGACGAATATCGTTGTTAATCATATCGCACTCGTATATAAAGGTCGCGCAGGTATTGCTAAACTCAATCTGGACGCGGAACAGGAAAACCCGTATACTGATACCGTTCAATCAAATAAAGAGGATAAATTGATGATTAAGATTAAACTCGATGGCGAACAGGAGTTCGAAATCGCCCCGGAAGTTGCTAACCACATCGAAGCTGTTAAGGCAGATGCGGAGCAGGCTAAAGCCAAAGCTGACACTCTGGAAGCTGAGCGCGATGCACTGAAAGCTAAAGTTGATGGCATTCCTGCCGAAATCGAAGCTGCCGTAGCCAAAGCTAAAGCTGACGCTGATGAGCTGGCAACTCTGGTTGCAGTTGCCGCAGAAGCTGGCGTTAAATGTGACGGCCTGGATGCTAAAGCAATCAAAGTTGCTTACGTTAAAGAAGTCTCTGGCCTGGATGTTTCTGAGAAATCTGACGCGTATATTGACGCAGCGTTCGACATTGCCAAAGAATCTGATAAAATGGCTGAAGTTCGTAAGGCTACCGTAGCCTCTGATAAATCTGACAGCAAAGAAGAGTTGACGCTTATTGATCCGCGCGCTCGAATTGCTAAAGCTAAATCCAATAAGGAGAAATAATAATGGCATTTCGTCAAGCAGCATTAGCGGGTATGGTATCTGATACCTCTCTTTACAATATCGATGGCGCGTGCGTTCTAGGTGGCACCGCTCAGGTGCAGGTTGGTCAGGCAGTTGGTGTTAGCGAAGTTGAAGTTACTGGAACTAGCTCATCTGGTGCAGGTCATAAAACTGTAGTTGGTTCTGGCATTACGACCGCTAACGTTTATGGTGTTGCTGTTCGCTCGCATTATGAAGCTGTTGATGGCTTCTATCGACCGCAAGAGGCAATTAACGTAATGACGGCTGGTAGAATCTGGATGAAAACCACACTGTCAGCAGCGCCTGCATTCGGAACTGCAATCACTCTTGATGCGACTGGAATTGTTGTTTCTAGCGGCGCTGTTGAGCCAGCTGGTTGGACTTTCGCAGGTGGCTTCATTGCTGGCACTGCGGTGCAGGGTCAGCCAGAACCTTATGATGGCGCACTGATTGAAGTTCAGGTTAAGCAGAAATAATTAACCGTGTAAATATAACCCGCTTCGGCGGGTTTTTTATTGCCAAAATTCTGTTACAATCATTAAGACTATTAACCGATATGGAGTAAATGAAATGGCTTTAGAGTTTATGGAAGTTGTAGCTAAGACTTACGGCGACCTGGAGAGGTTAGTAAAGGCAAAAATGCTGGAAGGATGGATGCCATTTGATAGCTTAATTAACAATAGATTTACTATCGCAATTGTTATGGTTAAGGGTAGTGATGCGCAGCTTACCGACTTTAGGATTCTCGGTGATAGCACTAGAGTTAAATTAATAAGCAAGGCTAACAAATTAATTGCTGATGACCCTGAGTGGGAGGTTTTCGGTCACCCTCAAATATTTGGCGCTGACGATTACATAGTTTCATTATCAAAAGGCTTTAAGGGAACTACTGGTAGGGATGGCATGGCTGGCCCACAAGGACCGCAAGGACCGCGCGGCGAAGTTGGCCCACAAGGTCCGCAGGGTGAAAAAGGAGATACTGGACCTCAGGGACTAAAAGGTGATAAAGGTGATAAGGGGTGATCCAGGAGCGCTCGTAACATGGAAAAAATTTAACCTAGTTAACACAGTTGGTTCAGGGGTGGACACTCAATTCCCTGGTATAGCTAACACTTGGTTTAGGGTGCAAGTAACATCATCATCAAGATTTACATTCTTTGCTCTAAAGGAAGGGTCTGGAACAACAAGCATTGATGGCGACGTTAAGTACAACGATGAGGATGATACTTATCGCAGGGTTAAGTATTCTGGAGTGTTCACATCGGCATCGAACTACACATTTATTAACACAGGATTCGGCGTGACCTCAGCTAGATGTGTAGAGTTTTACACCTATCTAAATGATGGCTCTAGTGGTTATTTTTACAGGGTTGAGGTTTTCATTGCTGGCAGGCCTGCATTTACCACAATTACACAACCAGACTTCACCGTTAGAATAACAAGACTTGATGCCTAAACTTTATCACCCGCCATTGCGCGGTCTTAAAACTCGTGTATAATGTCAACGTACACAGTTAACCAAAAGGATAAATAGGAATGACTATTAAGCTAGATGCTTTCGAGCAGAACAAAATCACCGAACACCTGCGTAACATGGGTGTTGAAAAAGCTGATGCAGCTGGCATTTGGACCATCAAACAGCTGACTCAGACGCTTAACCGTAACTACGATCGCGAATATGCTGAAACGTCTGTAGTTAACCTGTTCCCGGTCACTAACGAAATTGGCGCTTACGCTAAATACTTCGAATACGGCGAAATGGATGGTGTTGGCTTAGCTCAGATTGTAGCTGATTATTCAGATGATTTGCCGACGGTTGATGCACTGATGCAAGAGAAGCAAGGTAAGGTGTTCCGTTTTGGTAATGCATTCCTGGTTTCCATCGATGAGATTGCGGCTGGCGCAGCTACTGGTCAATCACTGTCTTCTCGCAAACAGGCTCTTGCATTCGAAGCTCATGACAACCTGCTTGATAAGCTGGTTTGGAAAGGCTCCGCACCTCACGGCATTAAGTCTGTATTCGATTACGACAACGTAAACCAGGTAGTTCCAAGCGGCGCATGGACTACAGCACAGACTGCTTACGCTGACGTTAATAGCCTGCTGGATATTATCGAAACAGCAACCCAAGGCATCCATCGAGCTAACAGGCTGCTTCTTCCGGCATCCGCTCGTCGAGTAATGCAAACTCTGGTCCCGAATACTGGTATTAGCTACTTTGAGTTCTTTGCCCGTAACAACAATGGCGTACAGGTGGAGTTCCTGCAACTCCTTGACAACTACGATGGCGCAAACGGCAAGGCTGCAATTGCTTATGAGTACGACCCATTGAACATGAGCATTGAGATTCCAGAAGCTACTCACGTCCTTCCAGCTCAACCGAAGGATTTGCACTTCAAGTTTCCTGTAACCTCCAAGTCTACTGGCCTGGTTATCTACCGACCTCTGACCGTTGCAGTAATGAAAGGTATCACCTTCTAATAAATAGCCCTCTTCGGAGGGCTTTTTTACGTCTGTACTAAATGAATCATAAAGTATATAATTCATTTATAGACTAAACAGGAGGAAAGAATGATTAAGTTAGAACACGTTGGTGCTTGCCTTATTCGATTTGCTGGAAATGATTACCTGCCAGGACAAGTCATTGAAGTAGAAGAGTTGAATGACGGTTTTAAGCGATTGATTGCTGAGGGTCGACTTGAGGTAATGGAAGACCGCAAGGCAACCAAGAAAGTAATTGAAGAAATTGAAAGCAAGAAGGTTAAAAAGAAAGAACCAAAGACTGTAGACGAAGCTGAAAACGGCGGCGAGTACAAGTAACCAACACGGACGCTTTAGAGCGTCCTTTTTTGTATGGAGATATAAAATGAATGAAGAAGTAATCGCATATATAAGGCAGCTGTACCCCCCACTTAACAATCAGCCTGATGATGTTCTTAATGCATGGATTGAGGTAGCTAAGCTGTTTATCTGCCTGGATAAGTTTGGTGACAAGCAGGTTCAGGCATTAGCTTTCTACACTCTTCACTTGCTTAGTCAGGATATTGCGCTTAAGACTGAGAATGATTCAAGCCAGACATCCTCTGACCGGGTTAAGTCCTACTCACTTTCAGGAGAGTACACGATTAGCTATGATACCAGCACTGCTGCCGCGAGCTCATCTAACCTTGAAGCATCCTCATGGGGTAAGCTTTACATTGATTTGATGCGTCGCAAGGTTGGCCGCTGGGGTTTGATTACTTCTGGTGGGTCGAGGTGCTGCCGATGAATCATGCATTTTTGCAGCAGCAAATTAAGGCTGGTATTAATCTCCTGTCAGATGGCGATGGCGTTTTCGAAGCCACGACACAGCCAACCATCTCTATCGTGAATGGCTACGAAGTGCGCACGCCTGGCACTTCATATACAGTGCGAGGTGTTATACGTGAATTCAAGGCGCGAGACATTGACGGTGACATCATCAAATTCGGTGACCGTCGCGGAATTTTTACTACTGATTCAGTTGTATCGGAAGGTGACCGCATTTACATTGACCAGGAAGCATACACAGTAATAGACCCGCGACCAGTGAAGCCAACCGGTACGGTAATCGCCTACAGGCCAGTGCTACGGAGGGCTGCAACTTATGGCTAATGATAACCTGCTATTTAAGCTAAAGATTAATGATTGGGCCGATTCAGTAATGGAGGCGATTCCTGAGATTATTGATGATGCCCTTGATAACGCAGCTAGGGATATCGTTAAGTTGTCTCCTGTTGATACTGGAAGGTTTAGAGGTAACTGGCAAGCTACAGGAAACAGGCCATCACTGATTGGTTTGAACAACTATGACAAGGATGGGGCTGATACAATTAAGTCACTAAGAAGGCAAATCCACGCTCTAGCTAGAGATAAGGCTACGCATACAATCTATATCACCAATGCGCTAACGTATGCGTTACCATTGGAGTTCGGTTATTCTGGTCAGGCACCAAACGGGGTACTTGGTATCGTCACTAAGAGGCTTGGTTTTTACTTTAATGACGCTATAAGGAAAAAGTCCAATGCACTATGAAATGATGGTTTCAGCAAGAAAGCTGGTTAGCGATGCGGCAGTTGATATTGCCGGCGGAGTTCCAGTGGCTTATGAGAACTGCGGATTCACCCCACCCAAAAACGGAAGTTTATGGTTGAAGTTTGATTACACGGAGGTTGATAGTGTGACATGGGGATTGCAGCGAACATGCAGGTATTACGTAGGCATGGTTCAGGTCTCTATATTCTTTTCACCAGGTGAGGGGACTGATAGACCTCGCCAATTGGCTGGGCGATTGTCAGAAGCTTTCGCCGATGGTACAATGCTTGACAGCGGATACATTTATGAAGGCGGATCCGTATTTCCTCCAGTGAAATCGCAATCCGGCTGGTTCATTCCTGTCCGATTCTACGTACGTATGGATTAATTAAGGAGATTTACATGGCCCATCTCAGCAATGGCACACAAATTTTTTTGCAAGGCTCTAAATCCGAATCGGTAGCCGTAACGGCTATCACTAACGCAGCTCAGCCAGTTATGACGGTAGATGACGCTTCAACTTTCGCAGCTGGTGACTTCATTGTTGTTGAGTCATCTTCATGGTCTAAACTTTCAGAGAAACAGTTGCGAGTAGTTACATCAACGGCTACAACAATTACCGTTGAAGGCATTGACACTACTGACCCGCTTCAGTTCCCAGCTGGCGGAACGGCATCGATCTACAAGGTTCTTACCTGGTATGAAATGCCTTGTGTTCAAGACGTTTCAACTGATGGCGGAGAGCAGCAGTTCGTTACTTATCAGTGCCTGGCTGATGACCGTGAGCAGCAGATTCCAACCTATAAGTCAGCGGTAAACACGACCTATACGTTTGCTCACGAGTTCACCAACCCGATCTACCCGGTACTCCGTAACTACGACGAGTCTGGCGCGCTGATTGCGATTCGTGCATACGTTCCTAAAGCTGGCGAAGTTCGACTTTGGACTGGCACTATCGCGTTTAACGAAACTCCAAACGTTTCCGTTAACGAGATCGAAACTGTATCCGTAGCAATTACGGTACGTGGACGCTATAGCTTCCTGGCTGCATAACAATCAAGCCCCTTCACAGGGGCTTTTTTTTATGTTATAATTTCAACTCAAACAAACACGAGAGGATTATTTAAATGGCGAAATTCAAATTAAAATTAGGCGCGCTCCCTGATTTCAAGCTTCCGGTTAAGTTCCAGATGATCAACGGCGAGGAAGCTGAGGTTATCTTCAATGCCAAGCACCGTAAGGCTAAGGAGATTCAGGAAGTATTCCAGACCGAAGGCCTTAAGGATTTTGACTTTGTTAAAGAGATTTGCAGCGGCTGGAACCTTGAAGAAGAATTTAACGACGAGAACATCGAAGAGCTGGTATCTCTGTTCCCCGCATCCGTTCTGGCACTGACTAATGCTTACATGCAAGCTCTGGCGGGCCAGCGCGCAAAGGTCTAAAGCGCGCAGTATATCTACAGTATCAAAGAGAGCCAACGGACGCTGAACTTGAAGCCATTGGAATGCGGCGTTCCGATTACGAAGATGAGGAGCCAGAGGAGTTACACTTCGATGATGACATGATGCTGGCATGGACTGTTTATCAGGCAGCTTCAACTCAATGGCGTGTAGGTATGAACGGCGCTACCGGAATAGATTATTCAGTACTCCCTTTCCTCTTTGATGTGTATAATGTCAAGGACAAAGAGATGACTTTAAATGACTTGCGAATACTGGAGTGCAAAGCACTTGAGATGATGCAAGTAAGGCAAAAATAACCTCCCTTTGTGGAGGTTTTTTTATGGAGGTTACATGGCAGAATTTGCAGGTATCACTCTTGGCGTTGACGTTCGCCAGGTTGACCAGGGCATAAAGTCCCTGCAAGAATTTAAACGTGCCAATGAACAGGCGGCAGCTGGAGTTAGCGAGTTCGTTAACGCTGAGCTGGTTGCGAAGAATCAGGCTCGCGACACTGCAAGGTATCTTTCTGAGCAGAGAAGTGCTTTTCAGTCGCTTCAGTCTGCAATTGATCCAACAGCTTCAAAATTGCGAAAACTTCAAGATGCAGCAAGTTCTCTTGATAAGGCCTTCTCCGCAGGGGTTGTTCCAGAGGCTGAGTTTTACAGGCTTGGTGAAGCATTAGAAACGCAAACAAATAGGTTAATAAGGTCTAGGTCAGCATTAACTGAGGAGGGTAGGGCGGCTATAGAAGCTGCAAAAAATAAAGAGTCCGCTGAGAGGCAAGCGCAATCATTTATTAGGTCGCTTCAAGCGCAGGCTGATGCAGCGACATTAAGTAGGGATGAGTTCTTAAAGTTAAGGGCGGCACAGCTTGGAGTTAGCGATCAGGCAGCACCAATAATAGATAGAATAACACAGGCATCAAGTAACAATACTAACGCTATAGCAAATCAAAGTAGGGCGTTTCAGGCGGCTGGGATATCTGCAGGTCAGTACAATCAGGCTTTAAGGTTCCTTCCTGTACAGATCAATGATATCACCAGCTCAATTGCTAACGGTATGCCTTTATTTATGGTGCTTACCCAGCAAATACCGCAGATTACAGATTCATTTGGTGGGTTTTCAAATACATTATCAGCTGCGCAAGGTGCAGTTATAGATTATGTATCATCAATAGGCGAGCTGAGAAGTTCATTTGCTGATGTTAGAACTCTTGGTAATGATGCTATCTTAAGGTTTGGTCGTGCTGCAACTATATTTGGTGGCGCGATAGTTGCTTCATTAGCTGTTCTTGGTAAAGCCGCTTACGACTCATTTATTGAGGTTAGGCAACTTAATAACGCGATAATTGAAACTGGAAGGTCGTCGACTTTATCAGTTGCCGCTATCAAGGATTACGCTGATCAGCTAAATGAAACATCAAGGGCAACAAAAGGTTCTATTGGTGACATTTACCAGTCGCTAGTATCAAACGGAAGGCTCACTGTTAGTCAGATTAACTTAATCGCTAAGTCTGTTGCTAACCTTTCAGCTGTTAGTTCAAGGTCTGCGGAATCAATAATATCTGACTTTGATAAGATAGCAAAAGATCCAGTTAAGGGGCTGATAGAGTTAGATAAGCAATTTAACTTTCTTAGCGAAGGGCAGTTGACCCTAGTTAACAACCTAAAAGAAACGGAAGGGCAAACAGCAGCAGTAACAGCAGCTTTAGAAATATTTGCAGCTAGAAATGAGTCAGTTACAAAGCAGATTGAAGGCTCGCTTACACCTCTTGAATTGGCTTGGGGCGATTTCCGTAAGTTCGTTTCAGACACATGGGATGCTATAGGTGACAGGACTATAGGAGCTCTAAACCTATTTACTGACGTTATAGCTGCGACTATTGAGCAAATAAGACTGATAATTGGCACTGGCGACAAGCTAATAAATGATTTCGTAATACGCGGAATAGAGGCTTTACAAAAGATACCAGGAGCATCTGGCGTTGGTAATGGAATAGCCGAACAACTAAGGAAGGATAATGACGCAATAGAAAAGGAAAACATAAGGCTAGCTAAATCTATCGCTGATAGGGATGCAAGGGTTCGCAGGGGCGAGACTGGTTACTTGAGTGTTGGAGAGGGTTCAGAAAGTCAAACTGGAACTTCTGATAGAGATTCAGAATCAAGAAGAAAGGCTTTGGCCGATGAGATTAAAGCAATTGAGGAGAGAAGTAAAAAGACAAAATCTGGAGCAAAAGAAGAGAGGGATTTGACTATAAGTTATGAGTCTGGCGTTCTAGCTCTGCAGGCTCAGCTTAAGGTTCTTCAGGAGCACCGCCAGATTAGTGATGTTATCAGTAACGAACGCAAACAGCTTTTTGCGGAGGAAGCTAAGTTTGCAATCCTTAATGAAAGGCTTGCAGACGGAACCATCACAAAGCAACAGCGATCATTACTGTTGCAGCAGGATAAAATCTTAGGCCTTGCTCGAGAGAAGGCCGAGCTTGGTGATCAGATTGTATTGCAGGAGCGCGCCAATAAGTTACTTGATGACAATATCAAGAAGACTCGACAGATTAACGCTGAAGCGGCATCAATAAGTGCAGGTGCTGGATTGTCTCAGCGTGAAGCTGAAAGGCAGGCTACGCTAAAGGCACTTGAGGCGCAGCAACTATCTAAGGGTGGTAAACTTGATGCTCCAGATTATACGGCACTAATTGAAGCGCAAAAAAACGCTTATGCACAGGAAGATGCGCTAAGAATGGACTTTGTCGCTGGTGCGAAAAGTGCCTTTATGGAGATACAGGAGCAAGTTACTGACTTTAACCAGATAGCGAGGGATTTGACTACAATTGCCTTCAATGGGCTTACGGACCAGATTACAAACCTGGTAACAACTGGAGAGGCTAACTTCAAGGAGTTTACCGCTTCAATTCTTAAACAGATTGCACGCATTGCTACGCAGCTGCTGTTTATTAAGGCTATCGAGTCAACAATTTCTAGTTTTGGTGGTGGTTCTGCTGGTAACTTGTTTAGCTCATTCTCTAGTGCAATAGGTTTTGCTTCTGGTGGTTATACTGGTAACGGTGGAAAGTATGAGCCAGCTGGCACTGTGCATAAAGGTGAATTCGTGTTTACTAAGGAGGCAACCTCAAGGATTGGAGTTGATAACCTTTATAAGTTAATGCGCGGATACGCAAACGGCGGTGTCATTGGGTCTGGTCCTGGTTATGCTACTGGCGGACTTGTTGGCGGAAGCAACGTTAACGTTGGTGGTGTGAATGTTACAGTTCAAACAGGTATCGGCAGCAGCAATGACGCCAAAGGGCTTGAGTCAGGCATTCGTGTTATCATAGCGGAAGAGATTACACAATCATTCCAGCAGGGTGGCGCGGCTTACCAGTTCTTGCGAGGTTATAGTTAATAATTGGGGCTTCGGCCCCTAAGGATTTAAAATGGCATTAGAAACATTTCGCTGGTGTACTCAGGTTCAGGGCGGCTCAGCGAGCTTCACTAACGCGAATAACGTTAGGGTTGTTAGCTTTGGTAATGGTTATGAGCAAAGGGGAACTGGAGGTTACAGAACCAACAAACGCACTTACAACATGACCTACACCAACACCAACTGGAAGGAAGTGTTAGACTTTTGTTTTGCACATATCATCACCCCGTTCGCATGGACGACTCCGCAGGGTGAGCTTAAGCTTTTTGTTGTTGCTCAGGACAGCATCAGCGTCACACCGAATACCAGGGAAGTGCAGACTGTATCAATGCAGTTTGTAGAAGTTTTCACCTCAATGCAGTAAATAGCACGAATTGCTAAAGACAAAACTCAAGGATGAGTTATTATGTATTCATCGAGACGAGATCGATAAACAAACAAAACAAACAACGAGGATTTAAACATGACTAACTTCCCTAAAGCTCAATTCGTACTGGTTTTCTTCCACAACGGCAAGCCTTTCGCAGAGACGATTGATAACACTGGTGATACACCAATGGTATACACTGGATACCATGACGTGTGGAATGAGCTTTCAGATGAGGATATTTCTTATTACACATCTAAAGCATCAAAAATTATCACTAGTGAAGATTGATGTAAATTGAGATAAACTAAGACCCTACTGGGTCTTTTTATTGGAGAAATATTATGGCAACGCCATTAAGCACTAAGTTCGAGAATCAATTACAAAGCTTGTTCCCTGGTGAGGTTGTCACGTTGATTGAGGTTGACGGAGGAAAGTTTGGTGCACCAGTTTACCGCTTTCATGGGGAGAATATCAGCTATACCCCAGAAGAAATCATGATGGCGCAATCAACAGGCCAGCCCCTGCCAGCAAAGACAATTACTTTCCGTGGCGAAGAGTACGGCGCAAGGCCTTTTGGAATTCAGGGTATTAACATGACTTCTGACGGCAAGGCAAACAAGGTGACTCTGGTTGTATCCAACGTTGACCAGAACATCTCGGCGCTTATCCGCGCTTACAACGGACTTGTTCAAGCAAAGGTTACTATCTGGATCACGCTTCGCGAGAATATTAATGAAGATGGCACCATTGCTGATGGGGATTATCGCAAGCTGGTTTACTTCATCGAACGACCTAAGCAGGTAGATTACAATACGGCGTCGTTTGAACTAACTAGCCCAATGGATATGGATGGTATTTACATTCCAGCACGACTGGTTCAGTCAGTTTGTTATTGGGCGCAGAGAGGACTTTACCGCTCAGGGAATGGATGTGACTATATGGGTGATAGGTATTTTGATAAAGACAACGTGCCTGTATCTGATCCATCACAAGACTTTTGTGCCGGGACGGTTAGCGCTTGCCGGTTAAGGTTTGGTGAGAATAACCAACTATCATTTGGGGGTTGCGCTGCTGCAAGCCTGCAAGCGAAAGCCAACCAACAGACTTAAGGGGGTATTCATGTTAACACCTAAAGTAAAACTCGAAATATTTCGCCACGCCAACGAGGTTTACCCGCAAGAATCTTGCGGGGTTGTAACTCAGAAGGGGATGGCGCAGAAGTATCACAGGATTACCAACGTATCCAAAACACCAGAGCAATCATTCATTCTCGACCCAATGGAATTCATGGAGATTTCGGACAATGAAAGCGTTGTTTATGTTGTACATTCACATACTGGTGATGGCGCTACTACTAGGCCAAGCGCAGCTGATATTTGCAGCTGCAATGAGTGCGAGCTGCCTTATGTTATTGTTTCTATACCTGAAGGGGACTTACGGATTATTCAGCCAGAAAAGATGCCGCTTGCTGGTCGCCCATGGGGTCTTGGCAGCTTCGACTGCTGGGGTTTGGTTATGGAATTTCACAAGCTACACGGTGTTAAGCTTAACGATTATCGCGTAGATTATCAGTGGTGGACCAATGAATACCCTGACAATATCTACGATGATAATTGGGAGTTAGAAGGGTTCGAATTAGTCAGAAGCAATGATATTCCAATTGGCTCAATGGTTATGATGCAGATTCAGAGCGAGAAGACCAACCACGCCGCCATATACATTGGTGACAATAAAATCCTACACCATTTATATGGTAAGATGAGTAAGGTTGATTTGTACGGCGATTACTATCGTGAGCGGACTGTACGAATCGTAAGGCATAAAGATTTACCGGAGGATGCGGGTTATGACCCAGAACGTGATTGATGTTAAGCTGGGATTAGGCTTAGGCAGGAAGTTTGGAAAGCTACATAAACTGTGCGTTAAGACAGTTCCAGAGGCAATGCGAGCTCTCTCTGTAAACATCCCTGAATTTAAGGAATTCATGCGTAGCCATGTGGGCCAGAACACAAGGTTTGCTGTATTCGTTGACGGTAAGAATGTTAACGAGCACAAGATTAATGACCTTGAGACTGTACGTGAAATTAGGATTATGCCAATCCCGCAAGGTCGAAAATCTGGCGGCTTATTCCAGACCATCCTTGGAGGTGTACTTTTGGTGGCATCATACTTCTTTCCTGTTCTTTTGCCAGTGGCTGTAGGCCTCCTTGCTGGTGGAGTGGCTCAGTTATTGGCTCCACAAGCTACAGGATTGAATGACCAGGCATCACAAACAAGCAACCGAGCATCATACGCATTCGGCTCAGCAGTAAATACAATTGCGGCAGGCAACCCCGTTTGCTTACCTTATGGTTACAGGACTGTTGGTGGAGCTGTATTTTCGGCAGGCTCATATTCCGAGGACATTAGTTAAAATCACAACCCGCCTAGTGCGGGTTTTTTATTTAGTGTAGAATGGCACAAATGGTTAAACAAACAACGAGGTTATATGATATGGCCGATTTGCCAAAGATTTATGGAAGCAAGGGTGGTAGCAAGAAGCCGCACACGCCTGTAGAGCAAGAAGATAACCTGATTTCACTTAACAAGATTAAGGTGCTACTGGCTGTAGCTGATGGCGAAGTTGATTCTAGCTTCTCACTTAAGGATGTTTACCTTGCTGACGTTCCAGTACAGAACCAGGATAACTCATTCAACTATGAAGGTGTGACAGCTGAGTTTCGCGCCGGCACTCAATCCCAAGATTACATCGCAGGACTAGATGGCGCGACATCAGAGATTCAGGTTAGTCGTGAAATTAACAAAGACACACCTTACATCATCGCAGTTAACAACAGTCAGCTATCAGCAATCCGCGTTAAACTGTTCTGGCCTCGACTCGTTAAGCAAGAAGAGAATGGAGATTTAAATGGAACAACATGTGAATATGCAATCGATTTATCAGTTAATGGCGCAGCGTACACGGAATATACCAGAGGCGTGGCTAACGGTAAAACTACAACAGGTTACGACCGCAGCATCAGGGTTAACCTACCAGCCGAGTTTAGCAGCGCTCTTGTTCGTATTAGGAAGTTAACGCCAGACTCAACAAGTAGCACTCTGGTTAACGGAATGCAGATTACAACCTATCAGGAAGTAATCGACGCTAAGTTCCGCTACCCTCTTACGGCACTTGTTTATGTGGAGTTCAGTTCTGACCTGTTCCCTAATGGCATCCCAACGATAGCCATTAAGAAAAAGTGGAAGCTTATCCGTGTGCCGACAAACTACAATCCAGAGACAAGAACTTATAGCGGAGCATGGAATGGAACCTTTAAAATGGCATGGTCTGACAACCCGGCCTGGGTTTTATATGACCTGGTGGTTAGCCAGCGTTACGGTTTAGATCAGCGAGAACTTGGTGTTGAGATTGATAAATGGGGTCTGTATGAAGCAGCGCAATTCTGCGACCAGATGGTTCCTGATGGTAAGGGTGGAATGGAGCCGCGATATACTTGTAACGTTGTCATTCAGCAGAAAGTGGAAGCGTATCAGCTTATTCGTGACATCTGTTCTATCTTCCGCGGTTTAACCTTCTATGATGGTGAGCAAATCGGGATTGTTGTAGACAGGCCGCGCCAGCCAAGCTATGTGTTCACTAATGATAACGTTGTTGATGGATTGTTTAACAGGACATTCTCTAGCGACAAGAGCCTTTACACGACAGCCAACGTTCAGTTTGATGACGAGCAGAACAACTACCAGCAGGACGTAGAGCCAGTATTCGACTTAGAAGCAACACGCCGATTTGGTTACAACCCTGTAGACTTGACTGCAATTGGCTGCGTAAGGCGAAGCGAGGCTAACCGCCGTGGTCGTTGGTTGCTGAAAACAAACCTTCGCAGTGAAACGGTAACGTTCACAACTGGCCTCGAAGGCATGATTCCTATGATTGGTGATGTAATTGCTGTTAATGACCAGGCATGGTCAAGCAACTACACATTAAACCTTTCTGGTCGAATTGTTGAAGCTACAGGTTTGCAGGTCTTCGTACCATTCGCTATTGATGCTGACCCTGGCGACAGGATTTTAATCAACAAGCCAGATGGGAGCCCAGAGTACAGGACTATCGCTTCAGTATCTGCCGATAAGTTGACGCTTGAACTGAATACAGCATTCAGCTTCACACCTCAGCCGGATACGGTATTTGCAATCGACAAGCAGAATCTGGCGTTGCAGCAATACGTTGTGACAGGAATTCAAAAAGCAAACACGGACGGCGAGGATTCATTCCAGTACAGCATCACTGCGGTGCAGTATGACCCGAACAAGTATGACGAGATTGACTATGGTGTGAATATTGACGACAGGCCAACAAGTATCGTTGACCCTGACAGGATTTTGCCACCTGAAAATATCACCGTTACTAGTTACAGCAAGGTAGTTCAGGGTTTAAGCGTTGAGACGATGGTTATTGGTTACGACAAGGTGCAGTATGCGAAAACATACAACGTACAATGGCGTAAGAACAATGGTAACTGGATTAACGTACCAGAGACGGCTAACACCGAGGTTGATATTGAAGGAATTTACGCTGGCATCTACGACGTAAGGGTTCGTGCCGTAACTGACCAGAAATCAGTATCTGCCTGGTCTGATATAACGACAGTTAGCCTGACCGGCAAGATTGGTGAACCTTCGGAGCCGCCTGTAATTACCGCATCTGATGATGAGGTTTTCGGGATTAGGGTTAAGTGGGGTTTTCCTACTGATTCAGCTGACACTGCGTACACTGAGCTTCAGCAGGTTCCTGATAATGGTGACGGTACATACAATCCAGAGAGCGCATCGCTGCTTACACTGGTTCCGTATCCTCAGTACGAATACTGGCACACCACTTTACCAGCAGGTAACGTGAGGTGGTACAGAGCGAGGATTATTGACAGGATAGGTAACGTATCGCCATGGACTGATTTTGTAAGGGGCATGGCATCTGACGACGTAAGTGCAATAATTGGTGATATCAAGGTTGATATCGAAAGCTCTGATGGTTACAAGTACCTACTTCAGAACGCCATTGATGCAAACACGGATATCCAGAATCAGGCTGAGGCAATTATAGAGAACGCCCTGGCAAACGATACTGACGTTCGCGTTATGAAGCGCGAGAATGGCGCAAGGAAGGCTGAATATCGTCAGGCTGTAAGTTTGATTGCTGATGAAACTCAGGCCCGTGTGGACGCTCTCACGCAGCTTAAAGCGCAGATTGATGATGAGATTGTTGGTCAGATTACGACAATTGAAACCGCGCTTGCTACGGAGACCGAAGCCAGGGCTACAGCTGATACTCAATTAAGCGCAAGGCTTGGTGATAACGAGGCGGCTTTGAATCAGAAGCTTGACTCTTACGCTACGGTTGAAGGGGTTGGTGTTCAGTACGGCGTTAAGCTTGGCCTGAAGTACAATGGAGTTGAGTACGGCGCTGGAATGAGCATGGAGTTAACTGGTAGTGGTGGAAATGTTCGTAGTCAGTTTATTTTTGATGCTAACAGGTTCGCAATCAGTAACGGCATTAGTTCTGGTTCCGGTCAGTGGTCGTTACCTTTCGTTGTGGAGAATAACCAGGTGTTCATTCAGAGCGCGGTGATTCAGGATGGTTCAATTACTAACGCGAAGATTGGTAACAGGATTCAATCAAACAACTATGTTGCTGGTAGTGCTGGTTGGGCAATTGATAAATCTGGTTTTGCTGAGTTAAGTAACGCTACCGTTCGCGGTAGTTTGTACGCTAACAATGGTAACTTCGCGTTTAACGGAACCAACAATACTGTCGTAATAAACAATAACGGCATAACTGTTAATTTACCAAATGGAGGTAGGGTAGTGGTTGGAGTATGGTAAATGATTAAGCCCCTTTCGGGGCTTTTTCTTTTAGTAGAAGTTGGGAATAAATGGAAGTGCCATTGATATGTTTGTATCAAATGGGAATTGCGCGCCAGTTTGAGTTGAATAGTTACCTATAACAGTGCCTGGGACGGCTCTAACTGAACCTCCAGACATGCAAACACCCTTGTATCGTAAGTTATTATATCCACCAGTGACTCTAGTTGTCGCTCCGCATCTAAGTATTGGGAAGAACCCACCATTCACCGACTGGTAACCATTATTAATCTGCATAAATCCACTTAGAACAAATGGCCTCCTGACGCTAGAGAAAACTATCTGCCCAGCGCTGTTTGATATCGTTAAACCCGGACCAGCTACTGGAGGTGTATTATTGAAAATAACTAACTGAACGTAAGTACTTGCAGCAACATCATCAATCCCATTGTATGTTATATCCCTACACCATATCGTACTACCATCACTTTCAAGGGATACGTTTGGGTTATCCCATTTACCAAAAGGAATGCCGCCAACTGGCAATGATGCAGAGCCATTAACCTGAATGCCACCAACCCAAGCAGCAGTCATTAATCTGGAATTGCTTGATATCGCTGTAAAGTCAGTCGAGTTCTCAACAAGGACACCGGGGATTGATTGTGATGATGCTGGTAAAATCTCAAAGCACTGACCGCCAAACTGCAATATGCGACCATTAGCGCCGTTAAAGTTACTTAATGTAATCCTTCCAACCCCATCGTTAACCTTCGAGAACCCATTCATGTAATAAACTTCTGGTATAACATCATATGCATCAACATAAACAGCCTGAGTTGGCAGGCAGAATGCTGTTGAGCCAGGAGTCATAGTCAAACCGAAATCCCATGATGATGCTGGTGAGCTTAACCCGATAGTGTTTATTGAACCAGTCACGGCTGGAACTCTCAAGCCAGCTGTGATTTCCATTGCTGGCCTTCCGTCATTCAAATCTATCAAGATACCTTGAGGCATTATTTCCACTCCTTTGAGCCGTGATCTGCAACTGAGCCGCCGTAGCCTCCACCAACCTTTTGCTCAATACCAGCATAACGAATATCAACCTCTCCAGCTGGAACAACTACGCCACCCTTCCATTTAGCTACGCATACACCAGAGGCCTGAGTTGCACACCATCCGTCAGGTCGCGGGCCAGAAGAACAACCTACTGTCATGATTACTGCTGCTGCGATGATTGCTGATTTGATGAAGTTAGTCATTTTGTATTCCTTAGTAAGTATGTTTCGTTTCGATGGAGTAACTATAGCAAAGGCTGCCGCGGTAGTCTTTAGCAAATCGTGCTATTTGATATACGCGTAACCGATGTAACTCGATGTATACAATCTCATCCGCGGAAAATTATATACGCTTTTTACGCGCAGATACGCATTGGTTACATTTATAAATCCTTATATAATAAGGGTTTGGAGTATTATTATTATTATATATATTACTATGTATATCTTGTAACTACTCTCTATAGCTATGTTGGTATGTTTTTCTAAAATACTATGTTTGATTTCCTGTTAAGGATTAAATGCATATAGATATAGATAGGGTGCAAATTTGGTGGATACATTAGTTACAAGAGTTACACTCAGCATCCATGCGGCGTGCGAAGTCTCAAAGCGTATTTGGGTGCGTTTTACACCGATATACAAAATAGCACGAATAATCAAAACGTATACGACATGATTGGGTATAGTGCACTTACAGGCAGCAATGGTGCTGCGTCTATCTACCAAAAAATGGTAGATACAAATGAAATCGCTCCTCAAACTCGGGAGCGGTAACGAGGGAGAATAGATATGAATCTGATGAATATTGATGAAAACGTAACCATGAGTAGCCTTGAGATTGCTGAATTAACTGGAAAGGAACACTTTATAGTACTAAGGGATATTAGGGATATGCTTAATAGGCAGTTTGGTGATGGAGGAGAATACAAATTTGTATCCTCCTACAAATCAAGCCAGAACAAGGATTTACCAATGTATAACCTAAAATTCAGGGAAACGATGATTTTGATGGCTGGTTATAGCCAGGAAATTGCTGCCAGAATCATTGACCGCTGGCTTCACCTTGAGCGGGAGAACAAGTTACTCAAAGAGCACATGGCCAAGATGGTATCTTACGATCTGGTATTAAAAGAGAAGCAGCAAACCAACAAGGAGCTATCGGCACGCAATCGCGCCGAAGATGAGGTTTACAAGCTAGAGAAGATTATTTATAAGTATATTGATAAGGCTTCAAATGGTGAAGAGATTCACGATGAGCTTTATAAGGTTAAATTTGAATCTAGCAGGCTCTTTGATGCTCTTGAGATGGTTTACTCATATCAATCTCAGTGTGAAATTCTTTGCCAGAAGTTAAACGACAAGGATGAGTTGATCTCTAATCTGGTAGATAAGAATAGCGAGATTATTAAGTTGAAATAATAGGCAAAACCAATTGGATAAACTTAGCTACGGATGTCATAGTTAAACCACATAAACAGAGAGAGATAGAAAAATGGCATACTTCATTATTCAAGAGCGAAATAACCCTATTTTCGGAACATGTTACTACTGTGTAGATGGCTCAGGTTACACAAGCAATAAATCAGAGGCAGCAAGATTTGAGACAAAGCAGGAAGCTATTGAATACGCCCACGTGACAGATGAGGAGCTTGGTTCAGTAATGAAGATTATTAAGGTGAAGGAATAAATCATGAGCTTCAAGGTTTACACTAGCGACGAGTTAACCAACGAAGCCTACCACAAGGAGTCAGACCATGTGTCTGGCTCTGGTCTGGCTCACATCTTCTCAACTTGCCCCGCTGCTTATAAGTTTGCAGAGCATGATGATAGCAATAAGGCGTTAAAGTTCGGTACATTAGCCCACACGGTTATTCTTGAAAACTCTGTATTCGATGCGACTTACTATCGCCAGCCAGCGCAAGAAGAGTTTGAGGATCTGATTACTAGCAAGACTGCTTTGGCAACTCGGTTGAAGTCGATGGGTATTGCTGGAACATCTGGTAAGGATTATCCAGAATTAATGGAGATTCTGGCGCTGAGCGGTGAATCACTTAACGTATGGTGGGATATTCAGCGCTCTAGCGAGGTTAAAGCGAACGGTCGCGAGATTGTATCAGCTAAAGACTTTGACACAGTACATGCGATGCGAGAGGTGCTGTGTGGCATTCCTGCATACAATGCGATAGTAAACAGCAAGACCGCTCAGCGAGAGTTATCAATTTTCGGTGAGATTAACGAGTGTGGTGTAAAGGTTCGTCTTGACCATGTTGACGTGGTTGATGATGTGGTTTATATACGAGATTATAAGACCACTAGCGACGCGTCTCCGTCTGGATTTGGGAGATTGGCATTAAAGCATGGCTACTTGCTAAAAATGTCCCTTCAACATGATTTGTTTGTTCGCGCCTTTGGTGAAAAACGTAAAGTTGTTGTACAGCTTCTTTGCCAGGAGAAGAAAAGCCCTTTCTTGCCAATGTGCTACACGATAACTAAGGAGCAATTAAAGGTTGGTAGATTGCAGTATATGAGCGCGCTTTCTACGTACAAGCAATGCAAGAAACTTGATATTTGGCCTGGTTACGGATTTGGCGAAACAGAGATGGATTTGCAGATACCGGAATATGAGATGAAAAAATATGAATTGGCATGATTGGTTTTATTACAGTGAAGGTTTAATATTTTGGAAGGTTAAGCCATCAAGAGTTATACGTGTCGGATGGGAGGCTGGAAGGGTCGAAAAGACAGGATACAAGAGAGTTGGTCTTGATAAGAAGATATACTTTGTGCACAGAGTTGTATGGGAGATGTTTAACGGACCAATACCGAAAGGAATGCAAGTCGATCATATAAATCATGATAATGGGGATGACAGAATTGAAAACCTTAGACTTGTCACTTGCTCTGATAACAATAAAAATAAATCAATAGGCAAAAACTCAACAACTGGAGTTCAAGGTGTAACTTTTTGCAAAAGGATGAATAAATATAAAGCGTCAGTTAGGTGTGATGGTAAGTATTACCACTGTGGGTACTTTAACTCCTTGAGTGATGCTGCGGAATCAAGAAGGAATAAGCTGTTAGAGCTTGGATTTCATGAAAATCACGAATGATATAGCACGAATAGCTAAAACAAGATTAAATAGGTGAGGTATAGTTACCTAATCGACAACGAGAGGAAAAGTATGAATACCAGCGATAAAAACACAAACGTTTTAAAGGCTCTATTTGAGGCCAAGAGCAAGTTTGCGAAGGCTGAAAAGTCCAAGCAGAACTCGCACCTTAAAAACAAATACGCAACCCTTGATGACGTTCTGGCGGCTGTAGAGCCAGGTTTAGAAGATAGCGGGCTAGTAATGTTCCAGAGTATGCTGGAATCTGAAGCTGCAAATCAGATTAAGGTTGAGACTAAGATTTACCATGCTGAGTCTGCTGAATGGGTTTCTTTCCTTACTATCGTTCCTCTGTCTAAAAATGATTGCCAAGGGACTGGCTCATCATTAACGTACGCTAGACGCTACGCCATTACGGCAGCCCTCGGCCTTAGCCAGGCTGATGATGATGGCAACCTGGCAGTCAAGAGTGTAAAAGACTGGAAGCGCGAAGTAGAGAAGGCAGAGACTCGAGATGAACTCGTAGAGGTTTACAAGGCTTGCAAATCACAAGCAGATGCCGCAACTTGGGGTATCGTGGAGAAATATATTATCGATAAGCAAGCCGAGATTAAGATGGCTTCTGCAAGTGGATTCAACCCAGCAAAACCAAAAGAAGTAACTAAAGTTGTTGCAAATGCAACGAATGAAGCTGTAGAATCACAATCAATCGAGCAGTTCTAAATTAAAAGGTGCTTCGGCAACATAATCAAACGAGAAGAGAGAATAATATGCACGTAATTACAGGTCAGATTCGTAAAGCCCCTTTCACTAAAGACGGTCAGAATGCTAAAGGTAACTGGAAGATGTACGCTATCGAAATGAGCGAATCTTACAAGACAAAAGACGGCGAGCGCAAGTATACGAATTACCGAATTACACTTTTTGCTAGTGAGGCTCAGATTAGTTGGTATGACGAAGCATTTCAGGAAGGAAAAGTTATCTCTGTGAGCGGCGATTCATTAGCGGTTAATGAGCGCGAACATAATGGCAAGACATATATTACGCTTGAGTTGCAGAATCCTCGATTGATGTTTAGTCAGCGAGGAGGTGAATCAGAAAAGCAGCAGCAGCGACAACAAGCTCAACAGCAACAAAGACAGCAGCCGCAGCAACAAAGCCGATTTAGTGATGAAGAGGATATTCCGTTTTAATGCAAAAGATAAAGCCCCTTTCGGGGCTTTTTTATTGTGACGTTACATCACCATTCAAACTCAAAAATACTGATTGTTTTGTCAAATCAACACCACCTTTAAGCGAATAGTATCTTGAAGCGCAATAATCAGACTCATCTGAATAGCTGCCAACGTAAACACCAAAGCCATATCCAGAGCAAGCTACATCACCAGCGCCTTGACCTGAATACATGGTTACATAGTTACCGGCTGTTGTTAGTATAGGTCTGACATCAATATCTATATACTGAGAATCAAATGACCTTCTAACTCTAAATCCAGTATTCAGGTTTAAGATGCTCCACCAAACCTTACCAGATACATCAAAACCAAGAGCAATATTGTAAGTACCACCGTTGACCATTCTTGATGAGACTGGCAACACACCTGATAAAACTCTTGTTTCACCTGATGCTGATATTAACAATGAGACACTGTGTTCTCCTGATGCCATCACGTTATACTGCAAGTAAAGAGCATTACTATTAACCCCAAAACCAGTCCCTATAGCCATAAGGTTAAAGTCTTCAGCAACAGTTATGGTCGGCGATATATTGCATGTAGCGGTGAAACCTAGTGACGGGTCAAATCCAGTGCATATAATCTTATCTTTATTTGCCTGTGAAAGCCTTAGCCAATATTGCTGCCCAACTGATGATGCTGCTGCGGCGAATACTGGTGTATTAGAGACCCCATCAAAAGCTGAAGTGTCGTTTGCTGGCTTAATTCTTGTCTTCCTTTTGTCTATCAGTCCGTTTATCTTCAGGTTTCCTGAATACTCAGCAACATAGTTAGTGTCCCCTGAGAAATTTGGGCCAAAGTAACCAGATTCAACAACCCCATCGATCACAACATCAGATCTTGAGTCAAGGAATCTGAAGTTGCCAGCGGAAGTTGGCCTTCCATCGCCATTGTTAGATACATAGTTAAGCCCAACAAAACCATAGATTCTTACAGAGCTATTTGAAAACGAAACGTTATAATCTCTGTAGTTTGAGTTTATGCTGTTCCTGTTACTATTTAATCCATTAAATACCACATTTCTAGAGTTTACAATTCTAACACCGTCACCACCGCAATCCTGCGCCTCTATAGCTGACATGGTGATGTTTTGGCAGTTATCAATCAGGATGCCATAAGCATCATCAAGCTCATTATAAGCCGACCAACCCGACCAAATAAACTTACCGCCAACAATCCTACAGTTTCCGGCATTCCTAAGTATTAGACAATTTCTTCCACAGGTGTTTACCTGTATGTTATTCCATGTGAAGTCTGTTGTTTCGTTAATCAATCCGTCTTTTTTTATGTGCTGAATAAGAACATCATCAAGAACAGGAGAGTAGTTACCAGCAGCAACGAAAATTCCGTAAACATCAAACCCAGCAATGTGAGTGTTTCTTATCGTTAAGTCCCTTCTAGGGTCAGCACCAGTGTTGAATGGGTAATTGGTTGATAACCCAGTCGGAGTAGGGATGTAAATCCCAGCAGTACCATCAGTAAACGCCGTGTCTTGCTGGGCTCCAGTGCCGTAAAGAGCAATACCTTCAATATGAATGAGCGAGCAAGAATCAGAAACCTCAATTAAAGAGCCAATTGATGAACTAAGCTGAGTTATTCTTGACTTGTGCTTGCCAAAACCAATTATAGAGCAAGATTTATTTCTCATTACCAGGTTTGATGCCATGTAGTCGCTATCAAGCTTTAATGCCAGCCCGGAGTCTAGGATTTGCTGTATCTGTGTCGTTGAGTCTGATGTCGATGACTTAATGGCCCCAAGTTCGCAAGGCGACAGCTCCCCGCTACAGATTCTTTCCCAGTAATAACCGGTACTTGATTCAAAAACCAATCCTGAAGATAATCCATATGATAAAGATGACTCCGGCTTACAAACAAAGAACCCACCACCATAACCAAGACCACCAATGTAAGAATCACAATAGACAACCTCTAAGTCATAAATTCTGGCAGAGTTTGTCATTGCTGATACTGATTCAAACCTTCTTGTGTAATCCTGTTGAATCCAAAAACCAACTCCAATACCACCTGTAGACTGTGGTGATGAGTTTTGTGGTATGGATTTTGGAACGCTACCAGACCAGTAATAAACCGAAACATGATTGTCATTAAAGTAAATTGCAGGCTGAGTTCTTGAGTTTATTTCTCCACCATTTGAGAAATCAACTACAAGAGCAGATGACACAGAAGCCGCAGCAGAGCTTGCTATTGTAGCTGAAGAGGAAGCCGAGTTAGCGCTACTTTCAGCTAACTGCCTATCAGAAGATACCTGATCTTTGTCAGAAGAAACTTGAGCAGCATCAACAGCAACTTGCTGAGATTGCATGTTGACATTATTTACGCTTTGCTGGAAAGAATCAGAATCAAATTGATTAAAAGCATCAACTGCCGCTGCAACCTCTGTTTCACGGGACTGATAATAACGAAGTGTCTCAGCAACGTCCTGAGCAAGACCTTGGACAGTAATTCCGTCATGAGCAAGGATTGAGTACTGAGTCCCAGCTGGCGCAGTAAAACCTTTATCATTGAATACACGAATCTCTGTATCGCTTAAAATCTCAGCGATAGTAACAATGCTTGTCGGGGTGGTGTTAAAAATCATTGTTGCGCCAACTCGGATTAGTGTTAGTGGTTGCCTCCACGTGGTGCCAACACCAGTTACAGTTCCGTCAGCTGCAAGCGATGCAGTTCCAGCGTCATAAATTGCCATGTTATTTCTCCTATTTGATAGATGAAACCTATTGTATCAGATTAAATGCAATAAAAAACCCTCCGAAGAGGGTGATTGCTATGAATGCTTATCTATCAGATCTTGCGGGTTATATAACCTTCTTTCAAGCCCCATCTTGAAATTGCCACCTTTAGGTATTACGACTTTTAGACCTCTATCATCAGCAACATAAAGCGACTCCTTTTCATCAGCTAAGCAAGCTATCCTGCACTCTTTATTCCTGAGTTCATAAGCAACCATTTCTAAGTTGTGGTGAGTTAGGCAGTCGTAAGTTGTCCTTTTTGTGCATGCCGATACATGTAGTGCGTTAATCCAGCCAACAGTGAGGTAGATAGCGCCATCACTACATTTACTTACCGGAACAACCGAGCCGCGAGTGTAGTCTTTTGCGAGATATGACTCATTACCCTCTTCATCTATAAACTTTACGTTACAAGGCTCATCTGATAAACCATCCTCGTAAACCATAAAGCATTGCTCGGCTATAATTTCTTCTCCAGACCCCTTTATTCCTATTTTGTATTCCCGTTCAGTAATAATTGCTTCAAATCTCGTAAGCTGTGTCATTTCTACAGACTTGGTGCGAGACATTACCTTCTCGATTGATTCAATGGATGCCTGAGCGCCAAAGTTATATCTCTGAACTCGGCTCGCTGCTTTGTTTGCCTTCACTATGATTTCGACGGGAGTCAAATTAAGCCAGTCGCCAAGTAAATTTATAGCTTCCGCAAATCTAAGGCCGGAACATTTCATAACCCATCCTATTCCTGAGTCACTTCCGCACTTAGAGCAAACTGCGGCCCCATTACCTTTTTCGCTTCCTATTTCGTCTGTAAACCTGAATCTGTCAGTACCAAAGCAATAAGGGCACGGCCCGTGCTTCTTGCTAAGGTGTCTATCATTCCAACCAAGCTCCTTTGCATAAAATGATTTCCACAATCCAGCCATTTTAGGTATTACTTCATTCTTGTCGTAATTCATTTTTATTTAATCCAATAAAAAGGTTGTACCGATTATGGCACAACCTTAATTTTTACTCTTTAGCTTTTCGTGCTTCTTCTCTTTCTTTCTTAACCTTTCGCCATGATTTACGCTGCGGCTTGGTTGCTAACTCAGCTTCTGTAACAACTCGAAGCATCTGACGCTTCTTGCATCGCAGTGTTAGAGGCTTGCCGTTACCGTCGAACTGTAAATCAGGTCGGCAGAATGTAGCCCTGAACCCCTCGCCAGTTCGCTTATATCGATTATGCGCAAGCTGTGCGCCGCGAGCTGAAATCATTCCCCGCTTACACCATTCTTCTACAGCCTGGCGCGTAACCTTTAGCTGCTTAGCTAGATTGGCCTTGCTGCCGTAGAAGTCCAAGACAATCTCAAGGCGCGCCCTTAATCCTGCTCTCACCTCATCCTTTAGTACATAGTAACCTGATGGACGCTTACGCGGCTTCTTGTCTTCTGTGCGAATTGTTCCGTTGTTACCATTAAGAGTACGCTTGTCAATTGAATCCATTTTCTCACCTCAATAGCACTTTTTGTTAAACATTGGTTTAGATGGCTGTTATTATATCGTCAATCGAACGAACATTAAAGGCATTTGATATTATGGAAAACCGATTGAAAACAATACAAAAACAGATTGAAGAATTGGGCGAAGATAAGATTAAAGAGATTCAAACTAAATTCACCTCTTCTAACGGTATGGTTCCGTATAGCTATCAGTGTGTTATGTACAATGAGATTGCAAAGCGCATTAGTCGCTATGAGCATCCATTTATCGCAATGGCTTCAGTTTCTGCTGGTAAGACTCTGGTTTTTGGTATGGTTGCTAAGCGTTGCTCTGAGCTTGGCTTGCCTATGCTTGTTCTTGCTCGTCAGGCAGAGCTGGTTAGCCAGAATGCTTCTGAGATTTCTGATTACGGGGTTCCTAACTCCATTTATTGCTCTGGGCTTGGAATAAAATCATCTTATTTCCCTGTGGTGGTTGGCTCTGAGGGCACAGTAGTTGGCGGGCTTAAGAAGTCACTTGGCGATTTCTGTCCTGCGGTAGTTGCTATTGATGAGTGTCACCATATTGATGACCAGGACATAGCGGAGGCAATTGATAACAATGAGACTGCGCAACAGGCATCAGATAAGGGGCGTAGCCAGTATACGGTCATCATCCTGACTTTAATGGAGCGCTGCCGTGCTAAGTATGGCAAGAATCTTCGTATCTTTGGACTGACTGGTTCTCCTTTCCGTGGAACTACGCCAATAGTTGTTGAAAACAAAAAGGAGTTGGGATTTTGGCGTGAGACGGTCACAAATATCGATACAAACTACCTGGTCGAGTTCGGTTCCGTGGTTCCGACAAACTTTGGTGCTACTGATGGCGTTGGTTACGACCTGTCAGAGTTTGATGCATCATCTGAAGATGGTGTTCAGGATTACACTAAAGCCCAGCTTGAAGCCATGGATAAAAAGATTCAGGCATCTGGAACAATGACAGCGGAGATAATGAAGAAAGTATGGCTTGCCGCGAAAAACAGGAATGGAGTTCTGGTAACATGCGCAGGTGAGCGCCATTGCCACGAAGCCGCAAGTTACCTTCCTGAAGGTGAAAAGTTCTGCATTATAACTGGAAAGACTGGCGAGAAGCAGCGCAAGGAGTTGCTTGATAAGTGCTTTAGCGGGGAGATTAAATATTGCTTTCAGGTTCAGGCGCTAACCACTGGCGTAAATGTGCCTACATGGGATACAAGCGTTATTCTGCGTAAGATTGGTAGCCTTACGCTCCTGGTTCAGCTACTTGGTCGAGGAATGCGTAAGCTTAAGAAGCTCCATGAAGATAAAGGAATGGTCAAGAATGACCATTTGGTACTGGACTTCGCAGGAACGATGGACTCTATGGCATCATTGTACTTCAATCCAATTCTTGAGCAGGCTCAATATCAGCTACGAAAGAGTAATGGCAAGGAGACTAAGCAGTGTCCAGTATGCGGAACAGAGAACAGCTTCTTTGCTCGACGTTGCATGCATATTGATGAGAATAATAATCGCTGCGAATATTTCTGGGTTAGTCGCACATGTGAAGACCAGAAAGACCCACGAACCGGAAAGGTTATCGTTAAAGGCTGCGGAGTTCAGAATGACGTTGCAGCTAAGATTTGTAGGGGTTGCGATTGCACTTTGCTTGATCCAAATCTCAACTTAAGCGGCAAACATTACCGCAAGAACGACTGGTTTGATGTTGTTGACTTTAAGGTTGGGCTAACAAAGAACCAATCAGGAATCATCTACAACTACATCCTTGATGATGGCATGGGTGGGACATTCAAAGCTCATGAGGTTTTCTTTGTAGAGTCTGACCATCGAGTATGTAAAACGCTCTGGTTGAACAATGGAATTAAAGGTCACGTAGTCGACATGAACGCTAAGCGATATATGGCTGCATATCGCAATGCTCGCAAGATTATGGAGTATGCGCAGTACATCCATGCTCCTAAGAGGGTAACTCACCGCAAGACCGCTAAAGGTGGCGATAATATTGCTAATAAGGAGTTCTAATGGTTAAGGTTTTTCACGACAAAACAAGCACGGACAAGGCTAAAGAGGTTGTTCACCAAATAAATTCAATAGCTTGGGTTCGCCACAACCATCCAGAGATATTTGCTTTTCACGTGAAGAATGAAGGTCTCAAGTCTATCGGCACAGCAATGAAGGACAAGCAGGAGGGAGTAATTAAGGGTGTATCAGATATTCTACTGATTGGACCAAATGGCTTTGCCGCAATAGAGCTTAAGCGAGCAATAAAATCAGATAGCAAGGTTTCAAAGGAGCAAAAGGAGTTCCTGGAAAAGGTATCAGAAACAGGAGGTTACGCGGCAATCTGTTATGGGTTTGAAATGTTTAAGTTGGCAATTACAGATTATCTATCAAATAGCACGAATTGCTAAAGAGATTTCGCAAGGATGCGATATAGTTACTTCATCGAAACGAAGAGAGAGAAACAAAATGACTACTATCTACACTGAAAAGCTGTACAAGTCACGCAAAACTAGTTATGAATATGAATTAGCAATCACCCCTGAGGGTTATATTCTTGATGATGGAGACGGTTACTCATTCGAAGTTAGCCCAACATACAAAGATGATTTAGAGACTGTTAAAAACGCATTCGGCGAAAAATTTGATGAGGTGTCAGAATAATGAAATTAACCTTTGATAAGCAATGGGAACTCTTTCAGGCAATGGTGGCGCAGGAGTTGAGTAAAGCTGGATATAAAAATGATGTTTGGGATTTAGCTTGGTGTCTTGATTATAGTTTCGAAGAGGATTATCTGAACACTGATATCGAAACATGGCGCGACCGAATGATTGCTGATATCGAAGAAATGAAGAAAGATTGCCCGGAGGATTTTTCATGATTACTGCGAATTGCGTAATGACGAACGGCTCATTCACCCTGCTCAATGAGTATGAATTCAAACTTGACCCGATTAATGACCAGGTTGAAATAGTTAGCGATGACGGATTTGCATGGAAGTTACATAATGAATTTGATGGGTACTACGGGTGTAATGATGCGAAAGGTAAGCATGTAAGTTTTCTTGTTTATGAGTAAATAGCACTTTTTGTTAAAACTAAAATACAAGGATGGATTATATTAATTACATCAGCAAATGAGAGGGTTAAGAGATGAAAATTATAGACAAAGAGATGTTCGAGATTGCGCAGTCTTTCGCAAATGACGCAGTTAAGACTGGATCTGAATATTGCTGGATGTGCGCTCGAGAATATTTAAAAATGGCTTACGGCCTATGATAGTTGAAACCGGACGCGCCGCTGTATGGGCGCATTGTGGAGAGGCGGAATTGCAGGATGACATCAAGATGATAGGTAAATACTTTGATATTGATGACATATCTGTAGTTTTCAATGGGAAGTTTAGTTATATGAACCAGCGGCCACGCAAGTATGTAAGAGTTCCAGCAACGCCTAGCCTCGCAATGTATCGTGAGGAAGGTAAGAAGATATTTAAGAAAGGTGCGAAGAAATGAATTTACCTGGTCTAGATTTTGATGAGAGTAAGTATCAGGTTGTGTTTTTTGGTGAGAAGCCTTATCGGAAGATTCCTTTCTCTGAGTGGATTCCTCCGGACTACCTCGATGTACTGGTGCAAATTGAGATTGGTAAAGCTGAGTTGATGTACTATTCGCCAGGTTGCAATATGATGATGCCTAGTGAGTATTCACCAGCAATTTCTGCTCTAGAAACTGAGTTTCTTGATTACTGGCTAAAAGAAGTAAAATAGCACTTTTTGTTAAAACACATCGCCATGGATGGCGTATAGTGTGTTCATCGAAACGAGAGACGATTCAGATGAAAACATTACTACCGTTGATGGCTATGCCATTAACCTTTATAATCATGTACTTCATAATCTGCTAACAGGAAATTAAATAATGGCTATAGCTAAAATCACCAACGAAGAGTTAAAGCAAGAACTGGCTAACGGTATGACTAACAAGGCAATCGCAGAGAAGTACGGTATGAATATTCGTAACGTAGAGCTGCGTCGCAGCAAGTTGGCTAAGGCTGGGGATGGTCACGGTCGCGATGTGAGTAACCTAATTCCTCAGGGCTACATGGTTAAAGGTGTATCTAGCCTTGTTGATAATGATGGCAATGTGAAGTTGCAATGGGTTAAGTCCTCTGTTGATGCAGAGAAGCTTGAGGAGATGATGAATCAAGCGCGAGAGGCATTCTCTAGCGAGCTACCAAAAGAAAAAGCAGTTAAATCTGAAGGTCTGAATTTTGATGAAGATACTTTAGCTATGTATCCAGTATTTGACCTTCACATTGGCGCAATGGCCCACAAGCATGAGTGCGGAGAAAACTACGACACAGCAACGGCAGAGAAAGTAATGAACGATTATTTTGACTACGCCGTACAGAAATCTCCAAATTCAAAGAATGCTGTACTAGTGCTAGGAGGTGATCTGCTTCATTATGATTCTTTGGAAGCCAAAACTCCAGCCAGTGGTCACATCCTGGACAGTGACAGTCGCTACGCCAAGATTGTTTATGTTTGCATTCGAGCGGTTCGCCGCGCAATTCGAAACATGCTTAGCAAACATGAAAACGTAGAGGTTAAAGTTATATCTGGTAATCATGATGAAAGTGGTATGGTTTGGTTGCGGGCTGCGCTTGCTGCATTTTATGAGGAAGAGCCACGCGTTAGTATTGATGTTAGTCCCGCGGCAATGATGGTAACTAAGTTTGGTTCTACAATGCTTGGTTTCACTCACGGGCATCAAATGCGTAAAGCTGATACTCGCCTTTCGGTTATGGCTACTGACTGGCGACGTGACTTTGGTTTAAGTGATTATGTATACACCCACTCAGGACACTGGCATTCACAGAAGATTACAGAGACAAATCTTGGTATTGATGAGGTTCATGGTCAGCTTGGTTCACCAGATGCATATAGTGCGAATGGTGGATGGCGCTCACAAAGGCAGGCCGCGGTAATCATCTATCATAAAGAGTTTGGTGAGGTTGGTCGCTTTATCTGCCGTCCAGAAATGTTCAAATAATATCACTTTTTGTTAAAGCCATTCGAGGCTTTTGAGATGCGTCAGCTACAGATATAGGAATCAAAATGATTACAGAGATGATTTTAGTTGCAAGCCTTTCATCTCCATTGGTATCTCAACAGTATTGTGAACTTGGAAAAGAGATTTACCATGAAGGAGTGGAATTAAGAACGGTTGTTGATTGGCTTAATCACAGCACGATGAATATTGATGATAAAAAGATTGTCCTTGAGTGCTATATAGTGGAGGCAAATAAAGTCTAAATAGCACGAATTGCTAAAACGAAAATCAAAAGATGGGGTATAGTTACCCCATCTAAACAAACGAGAGGATACAAAGATGGCTAAATTCACACAATCAGATGCACAAATCGAAGTTAAAGATGTTGGTTTTGGTAAGACCTTTAAGATTGCGCAGGCATACGGCTCTAGCGAAGATGATATAAAGGTTGACACTATTAACCTTACGTCTAAAAATGCACGTGAAATCGCTTATGCAATCCTTGCCGCACTTGGAGAGCGTTAATGTTGCAAGCAATTAAAGCTGATATGGTTAAGGTGCGTGATGAAGTTTTGTTCTCAAATTGCCCGCCGCAGAAAGTTAAGTCTACAAGCCTTGAGTATTACCATAGCTGTACTTTTGTAATGATTAAGACCGTTGGTGGCAACTGCTTCCCGATTAATGTAAACACGCTTATTTGTGTAAATCGTTGAGAGATTATCAAAATGACTAAATTATTCTGCGTTAGCAACAAATCTAAATCACTGCCTTTTACTGTAAATAATCCCTACAGTGGTGAGTACCAGGGTGATGGTAACTACAAGATTTATGGCGATGACATGACTTGGATCTTCGCTCCCATTGATGGAGAACTGGTGGAATTTATTATCGAAGACTAACTTATAAGAAACATCAACTTGCAAACAGGCGGCCTTTATGGCTGCCTTTTTTTCGTTTATGTCAAAGTGTAATGTCTGGTATTATTTAACCAAATCAACTTAAAGAGGCCGCAACATGAAGCATTTCTATGACGCAGCCGCCTTGTCCGGTAGCGGAGTGGCTATGGGCGGCGGTTTATCTGACAACACAATCATCGGAATTATTGGTTTAGTTATCGCCGTATGCTTTGGTATTTTTGGCGCATGGCTGCGCTGGCGTGACAGTAAAGCGCTCCATAAAGCACTTGAAGATGGGGATATTCGAGAGGCAATGAGAATCAGGAGTAAATAATGAGCATTAAAAATAAGGTAATTGGTTCTGCTGTTGCTGGTGCTATGGCTCTGGCGGTTCCGTTCCTTAATGAGCATGAAGGCGTTGAGTACAAGCCTTACAAGGATGTTGCTGGGGTATGGACTATTTGCGCAGGAATCACTGGTCCTGACGTTATTCTGGGCAAGGTTTACACACAGCGAGAGTGTGATGCACTACTTATGAAGCACTTGTCAATTCATCGTGCCGCTGTTGATAAAGCGTTAAAGGTTGATGTTCCAGTTAGCACCAGGGCTGCCTTGTATAGTTTCTCATTCAACGTGGGAACTAATGCGATGCGCAAATCAACGGCAATGAGGAAGATTAATTCCGGAGATATCTATGGCGGTTGCAATGCCTTAAGGCTATTTAACAAGATTACAATTAATGGTAAAAAGGTTGTATCTAAGGGTTTGGATAATAGACGTGACGCGGAGGTGAAGCTATGCGTTTCGGAGTTGTAGTTCTGGCAATTATCTTGCTGACAGGGTGCTCTGCTATGTCAGCCATTTCTGATTTCTTACCAGCAAAGGATGGCGTAGAAGCAACCGCGCAGGTTGGTGAGTCCAACCAGAAAACAGGAGTTGGATTGTCAAATCAAACAGACAAATCTAGCTCAACAGAAAGCGACATGCGCAACTCAACTAACAGAGACGTAGATTCATCAAGCCAGAAAAAGACAGCCGCTACAGGACTATCAGCCAACACAATAACAGCTGAAAAGATTGAAATTCATAGCACTGAAAATTCTGGCTTTGACTCTTTAGTCTGGGGTATTCTGGCTGGATTAGTTTCAGGTTTGCTAACTTACTTCGCTTTAAGATTCGCAGGAAACAAAAAAGGAGCCTAATGGCTCCTTTATTTTACGCGAACAGTTGGTCGTCTGTCATTTCTTTTATGGTCATCATCTCATTGGTGTACTTATCACTCTCACCTCCGAGGCACCTAAAGCTAAAACCGAATGGTCGCTTTGCGCTGCCTTTACTCCAGTAATTACCATTAACACCATCGATGTAACCTTCAGTCATACACCTTGCCAGAAACTCCTTTGACGCAGATGATGCGAAGTAACGAGTAGTAACTCCCGCCGATTTTGCCATCCTTTCGCAGTCCTTGTGGCGGTAAATGAATACCGCCAGGTGCTGCCTGTTAAACCTTTCGTAGCTCTCGCAAAACTTGAAAACATCCAGCATGAACATTCTATTACCCCAGCAATCGCGGATTAATGTAAACCTTATCACCAATCAGGCAGGTATAGTTTTTATCATCAAGCATCGGCAGTAAGTGATCTTTAATCTTAGCCATTACGCCAGCCTGAGCCTCAAACGGTCTAACCTTACGCGCCGCTTCATATAGTGAGCGCAATCCTACAACTCCTTTGCTGTTCTTGCCTTGCTTAATCAGGATATCAATTAGCTTATTCATCTCTGCATTATCACCAGCGTGACCAGCTGCGTTAGCAGAAGATAAGTAAGTCTTGCTAAGTTCTTCAAACATCAATAAAGCCTCCTGCATCGTTTCCAGTCCAATCTCCCTGGACTTCTGCGGACTACCGCCATTTGGATTAAACCAGTTACGGATAGTGTGAAGAACTGCCGCAATGCGAATTACCTGTTTATCCATTTTACCTAACGCGCCGCGCAGCATTGTGTGTGAATACTTACCGCCATCTGCAAGGTGTGGCTCCATTTCCTGTCGAGCACGGTTAAGGTGCTTCATTGCTGAGTTACTAATAGTCAACTTCACATCTTGCTCGCTCATAATTTCATGAACAAGACGGAAGTAATCAGCCTTCAACGCTCCGTCAATCGGCTCATATGTTGACTCGCCATTATCATCGACGAAAACACGCTCACCAAGGAATGACTTTTCACGCACAAGCAAGAAACGTTCGGATACACCAATACCGCGAGCACCAGCATTCATGATTGCGACTATTGTTTCATCCTGCGCAATTACAGAAATACACCCCATAGCAATAAAGCTCATGTTGTTCTCTGCGTTCGCACGCGCGATAGATACGTTACCAGCATCCCAGGCCTTAAGTACCAGTTCGCTGTTTGTTTTCTTTGTTCCATCACCATAGGTCATGCCCAGCAGTGAGTTGACGCTCGTCGCCTCATCCGAGATGACAGCGAAGCTACCCTGACGATGGTTAATGCGTGCCAGACCTTCAGGAGTAGTATCAGATACAGGGAATACGATGTCGCAAAGTTTCTCGAGCTTATCTTCCAGCTCCTCCTTCTCCTCAAACAAACCAGCCATCTCAGAAGGCGACTTCTCCTGCTTCATTTCTTTAGCCAGAGCCGACAGCTTGGCCATAATCTTTTTACGGTCACGCTTACGCAGATCGTTTAGTCGCTCAGTCTCTGCAATCATTGGAGCAAGAGACAGCGAGTTAATGGCAGATTTACCAGTTGATGGAGGCTGGCTGGTCACTACATACAGTGATGTTGGTTGTTGAGTTCCGTGATACTCAACCGTAAAGCGACCTAACATAGCTGCCGAGATGCAACCAAGGAAGTGCATATAAGCAGATGATTCAGGAAACTGAACAGAACGAGCAATGTTGCTTGATAGTTTGCCAACTACATCATAGTCGTTACCAAGCGAGATAACAGGATACTTGTCGCCAGTAGAATCAATCTCAACCGGAGCTTTCCAGAATGATGCGCTCTGGCGATAACCGTTCGCATTAATAGCAACACGTAAAGGAGGTAATCCATCCTGAGCGGCAACAGCCATTACTTGTTCAACAGTCAATTTGTCATCATTAAAATCAAACATTATCATCTCTCTCTAAATGCCCCCGAAGGGGCTTGACTATTTACTTGATACGAACTTCAATCATCTGACCTTTATGAGGAAGATACAGCTTTGCGCGACCTCTAATCATTACGGTGATGATATTCTCCTTAAGGTCAACGTGAAGTACTTTGCGGAACAGCGGCCCCATTTTTACCATCATGCCAGGTTTGATGTTTTCGATAGTAGTCATGATATCCATTTTTTAGCCCTTTTAATGTATTTCGTTTCGATGAAGAGAATATATCAATTTTTGTTGTTAAGGTCTTTAGCAAAAAGTGCCATTAAAGACCAACCAGACATTTGCCAACTACAACAGCGATTGCGCCCATGAAGCCAAAGAAACCAAACTTAATTACTTGTTCCATTACCGCATCAACTGCTTTAGAGATGTTTTTCATTTTGTTCACCTTAGTGTTTGTCTTCTTGATGGAAACAAATATACCCGCCGAAGCGGGTAGTGTCATTAGCAAAAAGTGCTATTTTTTTAAGTGCCCTGGCGCATAGCATTTTCCATCCTTCTTATGCAAAACCCACCCAGCATATTTAAGTTGCCTTGCACAATCAGAAAAGTTCTCGCCCGCAGCGTCCGTATAGTGTGGCATAAAATAAGAACCATCATCATTTGACTCAGTTGAGCACTTCTTACAGTCGCAATAAACAGCGATGGAATAACCTGAAACAATCATTTGTAAGCCGCCTCAAACTTATACATCCCATAACCCACATCAAAGCCAACTTCTTCATCACGCGTCAACTGCCAGCTCTCGCCGTCTTCATCATAAATATACCCAGCGTTACGACCAAGTGATGCAGTCATTGATACCTGGTAACGCTTACCCTTACTGAAACTCTTCTTGAGTGGTGACTTGTGGTTCACGAAAGTGCAAAGCAAAGTCTTGGTCTTGATGTAACGCCCCCGCTCAGTGAGATTTTGCCATTTACCATGAATCTTGATTTGCTCAATACCATCTTTAACGCGAGCTTTAAACAGATTGTTATCTGAGCTGATCCAGTTTTTAGTGATAGTGGTAGCCATTACTATTTTCCTTTTTGGTTTGTTATTAGTTAGCGTTATGACGTTCGATATAGTCGCGGATTGTTTCGCCTACGCTTTTAGCGGCACCAAAAGTGCCCTTTGCGTGGCGTGAATCGCGGTACGTCTGGAAGAATTTACGAGCGATGTTTGCGAACATTGAACCAGTCACGCGAGCATCACCGAAATTTGTTTCGATAGCGTTGCTAATGCCATCCTTGAACTCATTTTCAGTCATGAACATCTCTGCCATGCCAGCAGTCTCGAAAAGGTTAGCTAATTCATTCATGTTGTTATGGTCTTCGGCTGTAAACAGGTTCATGTTAATCATCTTCGTGATTCCTTATTTTCGTTTCGATGAGATGAATATACAATAAAAGCCCCGAAGTGCTTTAGCAATTCGTGCTATTTCTTTGCTGCTTTTGCAATTGCCTTCTGGACGATGTTGAAGCTCTCAATCAAATCTTCTTTGAAGTAGTCACCAACAGGCCAACCCTTACCGCTGTACTTGGCTATGGTTTCTAGATCGTAATAGTTCAAGTCAGATGGCTTTAGCATTTACTTAACCTCATCAAAAGTTGCAATACCAGGAATAAACACTCCAACCTTCCAGTCTGTAATGGCAATCCAGCCAGAATCGTGCTTGTGTGGTCGCTCAGCGCCATTAATAACCCATTCGTTCGGGATTGCCTTGCCGTTAATGATTAGACGCTCAGCGTCGTATAAAGAGCCTTTTACGAATGGTGTTAGTACTTTCTTGTCGGTACTTGTAATGCAATTGGTGCAGCGAATTTTCATATCTCAATCCTCAAATAAATGGTAAACATTCGACGCAGCCAAGTCCATCGCAGCACAGGAATTCATCTTCTGACTGGAATTGCTTAGCCAAATCAATGTCCAGCTTTCCGCGCAGCACAAGGTTGGTGTAAACTTCGTTAAGTCCAATCAGTGCGCATTCGTGGCGCAACTCGTCTTTATCAATCTTCATAACGCTCTACCTCGAAGTTGTATACCATTACGTTTCTATCATGCTTGTTCTTTATCACCATTGACTCAAGCTCTTCGTATACAGCCACTACATTGTAAACACCACCAGGCTCAAGGCCGTAGAATTCGTACTCTTCATCGTCAAAACCATCCGTTTTACTTAGTGCTGTTATTTTTACCTTCATATCTATCTCCTCGTTGTTGATGAGTTTACTATAGCCTTGCCATCCCCATTTGTCTTTAGCAAAAAGTGCTATTCGTCAGATTTATGGATTGTTGCAGGCATTGCGATGATTAGCATGACCATTACACATAAAGCAATATTTCATCGATTGCAATGATTTTCTGGACTGTTGCGAATTTATCAATGATTGATGGATTGATGGAATGAAGTGAGGGTTGTATCAACTAGTTGGTTGGTTTTAGCTTTCACAAGGAGCTTTCCTTTATGTACGCGTTATGGCTTGTTCAACCGTGTAGAGAAATTGCCATATTTACGCCATCCACGCCAGTTTACGCGCTGGTTACAAAATAAATCCCTTATATAACAACCATTTAGATTTATTATTATTATTATTATTATATATGTTATTCCGTAACCATGATTATCTGAGATATTGGTGATATTTTTTGATATTGCGCGGCGCATAAAGATTTAGATAAAGAGATAGGGATGCAAGCGGGGTGGCGAAAATGGCTTAACATACCATAACGGCAATAACAGCCTTGATACGACTAGCGTCAGCATGTAACAATTTAGCATAACGTGCGATTACCGAGTTGAACGTGTAAATAACGCTTGCGACATTCACCAATCATGGTAAGATGCTCTCACACCAAACGAGAGGAGTAGTAAAATGAGTAATACAATTCGTGAAGCAAACCCGACACTTGGCGACCTGGTGCGGCACCTTGTTAAGATGGCTCTTAATTCAGAGGATGGAAGCGTAACAGTTCCCGTTAAGTTGCTTTACAAGAATCTTTACGGAGAAATTGATAACGACTATGTAGCAGCTGACTTTAGACCTGGCGGCAAATATTCACTTCCAAAGCTTAAGGCTTCCTATGTTTCAAATACAGCCAGCAGAATGCAGGAAGTTAAAGACGCAGATAAGCGCGCAAGGTTCTCTTGTGGAGAGATGGAGTATAATGGTGATGAGCATTATTGCGTAAAAATCACAATGGTCAACGGTGCTGTTAAGAATGGAACCCGAGCTAAGACAAACAGTCAATTAGAGGAGAAAGCGGTAAGCGAGTTTAAAGCTAGGCTACTTAAGCTTTCCCCCAGCGTAGCAGGAATGAGTGGAGATGAACTGAAGGGTGCGGTAGCTATGATTAACGCATATCAGGAAATGATTAAGGAGACTAAATAATGTTTGATTTCAACGAGAATAAGTTAACTGATGACCAGGTGATGGAAGTCGCCAGGCAAGATAACCTGCCGCCACTTCGTGTGGCAATCAGTACTAATGGATACCGCCAATCATTCAATTTCTGGCCCAGCGCCGAAGAGATGCTGTGCGTCAAGTTGAGCCACAAATACGGTGTCGTAGTGAGCAGGATTAGCCGCCAGGGCTGGAATGGAGTGGTTGGCATTCGATCTCTATACGAGGCAATCCGAAAGGTCCAGCCATTCGTCGGGCGCGAAGGGATTATGCATGACCTGACAAATAACATCATCCCAGAATTACAGGAGGCGGGAATTGTTTGCCTCATTGGCGATAAGATTTATGTGCATCCGGCCCTGGTTGGGATGGATAAGGACGACGTGCAAAACTGGTGCAGTCAGTACCGATCCGACGCGCCACGCTCACACTACGTGCCACCGCAAACAACAATCCATGGCTATGATGCCGATGAGGTGGGGAAGGCCATACAGTTCTACCGGAAAGCGAAAGCTCTCCTGAATGGCGAATATAGCACAAATTGCTAAACAATAAATTGGGTAGTCAGCTATGATTACCCTATCAACCAAACGAGAGGATTAAGAGATGATCGTAATTAACCTATCTGAAAGGCAAGCCAAAGAGATTAAAGCAGTACTAATGCATTGCATTAACCGAAAGCTATTTAGCTCGTCAGAATCGCTTACAGAGGTTTTGGAGCAGATTCGAAATCAGGAGTTTGAAGATATACTGCCGTGGGAAGAGGACTTGACCTGGCTTGAGTACGAGCATATTTGCACGGCACTATCAGGATGCCAACTGGCTAGCCAATACAAGTGACAATCTACGAACACACGTTCAGCAGCAGGGGTATCGATATGCTCCTGCATTACGTAGACGAGAGATACGCCATGTTAATGCAGAAGACGCATGGCGGCACTATAACGAGGGTTGAGATATGTACTACTATATAATTCCTGTTGAAGATTTGATTCGTGATTACAGTCACGGCTACATTGCTGTATGCGACGCTGATACAATGACTGCATATGTTGACTTTGATTTTGAGGATTGAGATATGAGTAAGTACGAAAAAGAGATTATTGGCCTGGACGGCACCAAGACTACGGTTGATGTATATCGCGTCATCGCAGCATTTGGCGTAACGGACCCGGCACTACAGCATGCCATCAAAAAGGTACTGTGCAGCGGCATTCGAACACGACATAAGGATTACCCTACCGACATCAATGAGGCCATTGTATCGCTTCAGAAGGCCATAGAATTCCATGATCAAAGGGGCGCACATGTCCAGGAACTTATAGACAAGTATCGCAACTGACCTAAACATTATCTTGATAGCTGGAGCAACAAATAGCACAAATTGCTAAACATCCATCGCAAGGATGCGTTACCATTACTTTATCGAAATGAGACGAGGAAAGATTAAATGTGCGGATATGATGAGTTGCCAAGTGAATGGTGTAAAAAGATGATGGATGAGGCTAAAGATGGGGATGAAGTAATGGCGTACTTTGAGTTGATGAACATGTGGCATGAGCGCGAGGAGAAGAAATGAAGATTTACGTATTCACTGGCAACTTATTGGCAGCCAACGATTCTGAGGGTGGAGACGGCAAGCGAGCAATTCATATGGGGAGTAAGAAACAAACAATGAGGCGCATATCTATTGATGAAGCAATTAAAATTGGTAGCTTCGTTTGCTTGTGGGTATGTGATGGTGAGCTTCAAGCGGAACAGGTTAGGAATGGTTACGTATATACTGGATATGATGAATATGACGATGATAGAGAGTTGTTTCAGCCTGCATTTTATCTCGACGCTGAATTTTACATCGCTGGAGAATAACCCATGATATGGATTCACACGTACTACACTGGCAAGTTCAATAGCGTAATGCACAAACGAATGTATGACAGCTATGAATCAGCAAAGGCACAGCAGGCAGTCCTAGGTGGCGATATTCAATCTTACAAGAAGGCTTAATCATGTTCGGACTTACTCAACCACAATTTAATGCAGTTCGCGCCCAAGCTAAGAAACTTAACGAGGCGGTGGATAAGCTGACAAGCAAGCAGAAGCAGGATAATGACATCATGAAGGCGATTATCTGTGAGTTTCATAGCCCAGTCAGTACAATCATCGAGAAGATGAAGTTTGTTTGGGTTGCAGGCTATCTTGCTGGTCGCGTAGGTAAGCGTGAAGATGGGGAGCAGATTTATGACTAAATCACTAGGGAAAGTCAGATGTGTTGGGTCTTACAATGATAAGAAGTTCAAAACTGGTAAATCTTACAGCATTTTGTCATCACCCGCATATGGTTGGGTTAAATGTGAGTCAGAAGATGGGTGTATAGAGATGGTTAAAGATGGCAATGACATTGAGTTTGGTTACTTTGAGGTATTTTATGACTGAGCTATCAATCTGGTTCCTGGCTGGCATGTTGACGTGGATTTATTTCGTCGTCATGGCTTGACGAAAATGTTAAAAGTGGTTAGTATTAACCACGTAGACGGCAATGACCGTAACGCTCATCGCGGAGATGCAAGCCGATAGCCGGGCTGGATAAAGATACGAGGCAAATAAAACCGCAGTTAGACATTGAGTGCTTAGCATAGCGCACGCCTTAATGCAGTAAGTCGGACTTGACCTTCCGAGGATTGTGAAACCTCCCCGCATTCGGTAAGCGGGACTCATTCTAGTTCTGCTGGCGTAACAGGATAACGCAGAGACCTCCTAAGTCTCAGTTGCTGGTTCGAGTCCAGCGCAGAACGCCAATCAACCAGCACCATGTGCATTGAGGTAAATATGAAAATTGTAACCATCATCGTTAAAGACACAAATACAGGCAGCATCGCTAAGTACAATATCAAACTTAAAGAAGGTGAAAAGAGAGAGCACCTTGGTTTAATGAATGGTGTTTACACATGCATTAATCTTGAACATGACAAATCGCTTGATAAGCATGTATTTGACAAGATGCTAGAGAGCGCAATGGATGAATAACTACGAAGTCCGTTTAACTTCCCGCCTAATGGGCAGGCAATGCAAATCTTGCCAGCAATCCTACGAAGGTAGGTTTCTTGCTAACGGCCCTGAAGAAGCAGTTGCAGCCGCAAAGGCAGCATTTAAGATTGACCTGACAGTTCACAAAGTCAGCGTTGATAAAGTATCCCTCGTTTGAGATTGGTCATCTCGCAATGCAGTACTTCGCCCTCCTTGTGAGGGCTTTTTTTCGTCCATAGTCATGGTACAATGACTTTTAAAACAGGAGGAATATCAA